CAAAGCGGAAGGGTTGGTTGAAGCGACTGGCAACGCTGACTTTCCTGTATTGTTTGCTAGAGCAATCCTTGAGTATGGAGGACTAACAAAAGATATGCAAAACATGGCATCTAAATCTACCTATAAAGAACAACTAGAAACAAAAGATGAGCCTGTGGCATGGGAACAATTTCACGAACACATGGCGGGGCCAAATTATGTTGCACCACAACGCACATGGGTAGGACTGACAGAAGAAGATTTAAAACCAATATGTGATGAATGGCGTATTGTTTATGGAGCGTGGACGCATGACTTTGCCAGAGAAATTGAAGCCAAGCTGAAGGATAAGAACAATGGATGAAAATACACGCCCTTGGTACACAATTGATGAGTTAAATGCGTGGGCGGACAAATACCAAAATGAACAGTGGCACAAAGCCGCAATCAGGTTTGGCGAGAAGTTGGCATCTGTTGGGCCTGTTGGCTATTACGAAATGGACGCAAAAGAATGGCTTGATTGGGCTATGTCAACCGTACAAACTCGCACATGGGTAGGACTGACAGAGGAAGAAGTTAAAGAGTGCTTTACCATAACGCCCGATCAATTTTTGCCGTGGCACATTTACAAAAGAATTGAAGACAAGCTGAAGGAGCGCAACATATGAAACAGCCTATGTGGAACAGCGATGCTGTTAAAGCGTATGAAACTGGACAAGGCGTGGAATTGGTCAATGAACCATATCCACATTACATACCAAACACAAAAGGAGAAGAACACATGAATAGAACTGTTTGCCCCAATGGGATGGTTGATACTTGTTGCGAAAACTACGATAACTGCACTCTTTCTTACTACGATAAAGATGCGGAAATCAAACGGCTTAACGAGAAGATCGAGTTTCTTGCACGCACCAATATGTTGTACAGCGATTGGGAGCATCGGGAAACGCAGGTGACTAGCGAATTAATTCGCAAAGGTATTGAAGAACACAAAATCAATATTGAGTTACGAGCAGAGATTGAACGCCTCAAACAACGCACATGGGTAGGACTAACTGAAGACTGCGTGGGTTGGTTTGGCTATGACACGGGTTTGTCTCTTTGGTTTGAAACAAACAAAGGTGATGACGACGCTATCCCGCTGTACAAAGACCAACAAAAACGCACATGGATAGGACTAACACCCCAAGAAATAGATGAAATACAAGACCAAGTGTATGGCGCAGTGCCTCACCATGTTGCATTTGCCCATGCCATTGAAGCCAAACTCAAGGAGAAGAACACATGAAAAGTAAATACACAATTGGATCAAAGATTCACCAAGCATTGTGCAAAATTGAGATGCTACCGATGGATGCAGGGACTTGGCGTAAATCGGTTCAGTATAAAGACGCACCGTCAATATTCGACCGAGCTATTATTCAGCCGTTGTCCAATGACGGATTCATCAACCGCTCTGGCTATAACTTTACAATCACGCCGTCTGGCGTATCTAGGCTAGATCAAATGGGTAGGTTTGTTAAGAAGCAATTGCCAAAGAGGGAAGGCAGGTACACCTATGAGGTTTATACAGGCAAAGAGACTCGGTTGCCTGCAGTAAGACAGGGTGCCGATGACCATTTTGCTTACCCATCAAGACGATTTGACGGGTTGTTTTACAGAGATGGAACTGTGAGTGCCGTATGACCACCAAGATAGACCCAAATGCCGCAATCGACTTTATGTACGAGAATGCGGTCAAATACGCTCAAGCCAAGGCAGATCGCTTTTATCTCGAAGAGTACCGCAAAACAATCAAGGCAGAACTGTGCAAAGAAGCCCTTACAAAGGGCATTGAGGCGGTCAATGCACAGGAGAGGGAGGCGTATAGCCATCCAAACTATAAAGCGCATTTACTTTCGATTAAAGAGGCCATGGCTATCGAGGAGACACTAAAGTGGCAACTCATTGCGGCAGAGGCGCGAGTCGAGGTGTGGAGAACGCAGTCAGCAAATGACCGAGCAATGGATCGGATAACAGTATGAGCACCAAGGCCGAAAAGAAATACATGAACTCGGTAGCCGAGCTAGGGTGTATTGTCTGTAGGCGCATGGGCTATGAGGGAACGCCTGCTGAATTGCACCACCCTAGACGCAAGGCAGGCGGTTGGGGGCGGTCTAAAGACATAGACGTACTACCGCTATGCCCAGAGCACCACAGAGGCAACACGGGCGTACACGGGCTAGGCACAAAGGGATTCCCTAAGCACTGGGGGTTTACAGAGGATGATCTGGCTGATGATGTAGCTAAATTGTTGAATAACCCCACAGAGTAGAAGGACAATATAAATAGGTGTTTGACAGCCATTAACTTTGTGTTAAGATTCCAATCACTGCAACAAGCAGGTTATCTGAAACACAAAGGAAAACATCATGAATGCAAACGACCTCACTCTCTCTCCCGTAGACACACTAGGCGAGTTACTTGCTCGCATTGCAGAGCTAACTGCACAAGCAGAAAAGATCAAAGACGAAATCAAAGACAAAGCATCCATGGGTGGTGCTAAGGTTGTCGAAGGTGCTTTGTTCAAGGCCACATACATTGAGTCCAATCGCAAGACTACCGATTGGAAAGCCATTGCAGAGATTTACAACATTCCTGACGAGGTGATCATTGACAACACCAAAGTCACAGCAGTGTTCTCAGTCAAAGTTACATCACGTTAAACCAAACGCCCCCTCGGGGGCTTAAAGGAAACACCATGAAATACATTGTTATAGCAAGTTATCGCAAGCCAACTGCACCTATGCTCTATGAGGATGCTGTGCAATTAGTGGAACATCTTCGTGCTCAAGGCATTAACTGTCATATCCAAACTAATTAAGAATAAACAATCATGACTCACTTTAGCAAAAAAGCTTTACTCAACGAACTAAAAATTCAAATATCCAAAATGGAAAACATTTGGAAATTTGTGTCCACCAATGGTACAAACCAAATTAAAGATAGATCAGATTTTGACCGTGTTGTGGCTTATGGTGAATACATTGCACTTTTGGGAATTTACGAGTCTGTTAATGACGGAACATTTTTAAATTAAATAACCCTACAGTTGCATGAGGTATTTACTTTAACTTATAATTAACGTACTGCAACAGAGCAGGTTACTTGAAAGAAACAAAATGATTAAACCCACAGACTTTAAATTCCAAGTTAATACAGATGGCTATACAGTAGCATATGACGTATGTAACGATGGCTACGGCCAATACTTTGATGTGTTCGTCTTTGATGCATCAGGCACCAATGTCACCTATGACTTGGACAAATATGAATTGAGCGAACTAGAAGATTTCGCAAAGGGTGATTATGCCGACCACGCTGACGAAATGACAGCCGCTTACTTGTACGACATTTAACCAAAAGGAACCATCATGACATTAGAAAACGAAACAATCATCAAGACAAAAGACGGCGTTAGGGTATCACTGTCAGACTGGAACGAGGGCGGCGCTTGGTTAAGCCTACAGCATAGCCATGGCTCTAATTTTGTTGTCTTCACAAAGGCAGAGGCCGAACAGTTATTGGCAGGCTTGCAGGCAATTTTAGCAACAGAAATAGTGGAATAATTAAACTTTTAGTTGACTTGACTGTTAACAATCGATTAAAATACTGAGTCATGGAGGCCGTTAATTTAAAAGGAGACCGACCATGACCACTTACACAATCCACTTGCCAAGCTCGGAAGAAACGCAAGCGCTGAAGTCAGAGATAAGTGAATTGCGTAAACTGCTCATTGAATATGAGGCAGATGTGCGGCGCAAAACAGAATTGCTCGCACGGTTTCATAAAGACCCACTTACTGATGACCGAGTCTATGCTCTGTACAGACATAGCCTAGATTGGCGGCAACTGGCTAGAGACATCGAAAAAGAGCACGGTGTAGGTGAGACGGTATGAATACCACAATATCGCGGGAAGAAGACGAAGAGTTCGAGCGCATGATTCGCCGCATGGATTGGGCAAAGAACATACTCCCTAAGTGCCCTTTGAAGTCAATAGACGAGCCGCCATCAATATGGGTGGACTTAACCGATGACGAAGTATTTGAGATTGCAAACTTCTGCAAAGGTCAGGATATATTTGCGTTAGCCAAAGAATTGTCGCGCGCTTTAAAGGATAGGAACAAATAATGACTACTAAAGAACTAACCAAGCCGCCGACAAAGGCATACAAGTCTAAGGCACTAAGCCAGAAGACTATAGACGCAAAGACAACAAAGGCACCAAAGCCAAAAGTACCAACAGTCGAAGACATAGAGTCTACAAGCATGGACTGGATGAACTGGGTAGAGTATGCTCAAAGCAGGATAAGATACTTAGAAAACAAGTTAGCATTGGCTAACGAAACAATTGAAGAGCAAAAAGACAACATCAACCGACTCAACAGAAGGGTCATGCAAGGCTAAAATAGCAGGTTGTTAGTAAACACTTACTTATCTGAAATAGATTTACTTGGAGGGACGATTATGACTGTAGGCAAGAAGACGGGCGGTAGACAGGCAGGAACGCCCAACAAGGCTACAAACGAGGCTCGACAGGCCATAGCTACCTTTGTCGATGGAAACGCGCACAGGCTCACTGAGTGGCTCGATGCGGTGGCCAATGGTGACCCTACTCATGATATCAAGCCCAACCCTGCCAAAGCTTTCGATATGTTTCAGACGGTGGTTGAGTACCATATTCCTAAGCTTGCTAGGACAGAAGTTGTGGGGGACGCTGAAAACCCTGTTGTCCATGAGCACAGGATTCGGGCTAAGGAAATGATGGACGAGGTTATAAAGAACATCGAACTGAAGTCAATTAATGAGTGATGTATTCGATGTATTGCTCGATCCAAGCGTACAGCAAGCCTTTGACAACTTAGATGACTTAGACCAAATAGCGTACGCAAAGCGTTTATTATGGCTCAAACAGGCTCATAAGCACCAAATACCGCCACAGGGCGACTGGTTCAATATACACCTTGTCCTTGCAGGGAGGGGTGCAGGCAAGACTCGTATGGCCAGTGAGCAAATATTCTGGTGGGCATGGAGTGAGCCAAAGACTAGATGGTTAGTGGCCGCTCCGACTTCTGCTGACGTACGGGGTACTTGCTTTGAGGGTGACTCTGGACTGATCAATGTCATACCCAGTGAACTTATACAAGATTACAACAAGAGCTTCAGTGAAATCATCCTGATCAACGGTAGCCTGATTAAGGGTATTCCCGCATCAGAGCCTGAGCGTTTCAGGGGTGGACAGTGGCATGGGTCATGGTGTGATGAGTTGGCGGCATGGGATTACCTGCAGGAAGCGTGGGATCAGATCCAGTTCTCGGTGCGCTTGGGAGCCAAGACTCGCATAATCTGTACGACAACGCCACGGCCAAAGGACTTGATTGTTGATCTGGTAGGCAGGGATGGGGATGATGTATGCGTTACTACCGCCTCAACCTACACTAATATTGACAACCTAGCGCCAAGCTTTAGGAAACAGATTCTGCAGTATGAAGGCACCAAACTAGGGCGGCAGGAGATTTATGCTGAGATCCTCGATCCCGAGGACACTGGAATCATCAAGCGCAGTATGTTTAAGCTATGGCCAAACGGCAAGGCTTACCCTAAGTTCGAGTACATTATCCAGTCTTATGACTGTGCAACATCAGAAAAGACGGTCAATGATGCTACAGCGTGTGTGACTCTGGGCGTGTTCAAGCCTACCGATGGTGCCATGAGTTGTATGGTGATTGACTGTTGGCAAGACCGCCTGCAGTATCCAGATCTACGCCCAAAGGTCAAACAAGAGTACGAGGTAGTCTATGGTGAGGGCAAGGACAAGAAGCGCATAGACTTGATTCTGGTGGAGGATAAGTCAGCAGGCATTCAGTTGATCCAAGACCTGCAAAGGGCGCACTTACCCGTTAGAGCCTATAACCCCGGCCGCATTGACAAGGTGCAACGCCTCAACGTGGTAAGCCCAGTCATTGCCCACGGCAGAGTCTGGATACCTGAGTCAAGTAAGAATAAAGGTTTCGTTCGTGATTGGGCTGAGGGTATGGTGAGCCAGATCTGTTCATTCCCTGAGTCTGCACATGATGACTACGTAGATGCCATTACTCAGGCTTTGCGGTATCTAAGGGACTCTGGATGGTTGGATGTAGATGGCCCAAGACCTGATGACTATGATGAAGAGGATTATGTAGACTCTGGCCAGTCTAGGAATAAAGGCAACCCTTATGCTCAATAATCTAGACCTTTTGTCTAACTGTTGGCATAATCAGCGTATCCTTACCCTACGAGGTTTACATGGCTGAACTAAAGGCATCGCCACAAGAGCCAATCACAGGCGCATTAGCAAAAGCACTTGAATTCATGGCTCACCCTACAGTTGATGGCCAAGAGATCAAGCCAAGAGGCTTTAACTTTGCCAACCTATTACCATTAGAGTCTGGCGCTGAATTCTTTAAGAACAGGTCATATGGCAAGCCTTTGACTACTGGCGCAGGTGGATTAGGCGGTACACAGAACCTAGCGCCTGATGTAAGAGACTTTGCTTTAGATGTGGCACCTTATGCGCCTGACCTAGCTAATGTGGCAGGAAAGGGCGCTAAAGCCGTTGGAAAGATGGCAGGAGAGGAACTCAATAAGCGGTTCTTGTCCGGACAGATGTTCCCTTATGGAGCACCTACAGCCAACTTTGTGATCAAGCCCAAGGGTGGTAATTGGCTAAACAACAGCGTTGAGCAAAATTTAAAAAGATTAAAGCAAACAACAGCAGGTGGTGGAAAACCTGAAGACTTATTGAACCAATTAGAAGACTATATTCAATCAGAAGAGATGAAAAAGTCTTCACCTGAAGCACAACAAGTTTTCCATAATAGCAAAAATAATTTACAAAAAGATGTTGCCTTAAACAACTGGATTGAAAAGAATCTAACCAACTACGTCAAGAATCAAATGGGTAC